GTCTAACAGGTGAAGCCCTGCATCCGTCAAAGGCAAAGTTGATGTTATAACCTCGCCCACGTTTCGCCCACTTGCACCGCCCATTTTGACTTGTTCCCAAGCGGTTGTGTCTGTGATTGCGTTTCCTATGTTGTTTGCAATAAGCGATTTATATAACCCCTCATTGTCGCCTGAACCGCCAAGCACCCATTCGCCAAGTTCAAAAGTTTCTGTTAGGTTGTGTTTTCTTATTGCACATCCTGCAATACCATCTTCAATATGGTTCATATTAACTTCATCAACAGGCGTGCCAAGCTCTGTAACAAGCCCAAAACTATCGGTTAATGTAATTGAACCGTCTTCGTTGTTTGTCACTTCGTAGGTCTTTGGTCTTTCTACATCTTGGTCTACCCAAATATTTTTTACGTATGCCATAATTTCTCCTTTATTCTATTATAGCTTTTCTCTAAAGTGGATTTGTACCACTGTTAAATGTGCCACATCTCCTTACAATATCCGTTGCAATTATATCAAAAGTTATATAAGCAGGCTTTGCCGTCATAACTGCTTTTTCCATTTCGGTATAATCACTACTTGCAACAATTATTTTGAAATGATAATTTGCACTATCATTACTCAAGTAAAATTGTACATTTTCAGCAAGGTTGTTTCTTATTAACAAACGTAAGTTTTCCCAAGTTAACGTTTTCTTTCTTGCTAACTTGTTTAAAATCCTCTGTCTACGTTGTTCAAGGCTTAAACTTGCATCATATTTTAACCCGAAATCTTTTTCCCATTTGGTAATAAAATTATCGGTTGTTTTGACATACAATTCTTTTAACATATCCGAAATATCAGTTCTCAACTGTATTAATTCGGGTTCAATCGCAAGTAATACATCCCGTATGCCGTCAACATCCGTTACAATCTTTGGCAGGTGTTCTCTATCATCAAGCAACAATTGAAACCTCCCCGACTACTGGATAATCCGTGTCGTCAAGCTCTATTGATACATTACCACCATTAAGCGTGTATGATGTTACATCTTCAACACCGCTACAAGCATACAAAATATCCGAAACCTTGAAATAAGATACAGTATTTTCAACGGTTTTAAGGTAAGCACTAAATGCTTCTGTAAACTCATCGCCGACTTCTTCAATTGTGTAGCCTGTTTTTAAAACGATTGTTGCATTAACATCCATATCTACGTATGTCAAACCATTTACAATTACTGTTGCGTTTATTGGTTGCACGCTCTCAATATAGTTTTTAACGTTTGATATTAGTTCTGCGGAAACTGTCGTATCAATAGCAGAAATATAAACACCAACGTTGCCCGCTCCCATTGTTTCCGCTGATTTTATTACCGCTTTTTGTACGCCTGAAACGCTTTCAGCCCACACCTTGTATTGAGCTGCGTTTGCGTTTGTCGCATCTTCTGCTAAATAATCTAAAATTCTTTGTCTGTATGTCTCATCATCTTCAACATCAAACCCGTCATACGCAGGTTGAGGGTTGTTTACACTTGTTAGACCTTGGTAATTAGTAATAAATTCGGTAATTGTGTTTGCTGGAACATTACCAATCACGCCCAAAGTTTCGCATTTTGCTTTAACTGAAACACTACCGCCCTCGCCAATTCTTTTATACTCTTGAACCGTAAATACTAGGTTGTTATAAGTAGCTTTTGTGTTTTGGTTAACTATTGAACCGCTTACGCCCTCAATCTCCAAATATACGATTGCTGCCGTACTTTGTCTCCTTGAAATACCGTAATCCGCACCTACTTTGTCCAAATCTTCGCCCGTTGCGGTCTTAACAAATACTCTATCCGCAATTGCATCAAGGTCAACGTCTTTAATATTTGCCAACTCATAGGCAACAGAGCCGATAATATCTTGGCTAAAACCGCCTTCTAACAAGTTAGCATCTATTGTTAACCTCTCGTTAATGCGTTGTATGATTTCCTCTTGTGTACCCATTCTTAAACCTCATAAATATATGCTTGTGCCACATTACCGTAAACCGTATTTACGCTAAAATTACATACTACCTTTGCGCCCTCTCTTGTAATATCAAAATCGGAAAGGCTTGTAATATACGGGTTACATAATAAGGCTTCCTCAATCATTCTACGTAATTCGGAATATAATAACTGTTTATCTAAATAACGCCCGATTAGCGTATAAATCTCGTTCCCGTAGTTTGTGCTATAAGCTAAATAAGTATAACGGCTTGAAAATAACGCCTTCCAGCACCATACCTTTATTGCTTCGTTTTTTTCTACGTAATAATACTGACCGCCCCTTGTTTTGAGTTGCCCTGTTTCAAAATCAACGGCAAGCTCTTTAAAAATCGGAAGTTCTACGGTCGTTTGTAATTCTGTTGTGCTTGTTAACGTATTCGGTATAAAAGCAAAATTACTGCTCATTTTCCACCTTTTGTAACTTGTCTAATACTATGTAGGTGTTATTGCCTAGTTTTTGCACCGCTACATAATCACCTATATGTAGTATAAACCTATCGTGAACCGACTTGCTCCACGTATAGAAATCCGTTACAAACTGCTTTTGTGTTCCTGAAACTTCACCCGTAAAACTTGGACTTTGATATGCCGTTGTATTACTAAAATTCTGTGCTGAATCCATAGAGGATAAATCAAGGTTAATATTATCATCTAGCATTAAGTGATTAACAAAGATTGTATCGCCATTTGCGTAGCTTAATTCTAAACCATTATAAAATATACTAAACGGTTTTAAACTCTTAACCTCGCCCACGCTAACGGGCGCAAAATTAGCATTTTTTGCTCGTCTGTCTACTTCTTTCCAAAACTTACCCTGCCCTGACATACTCAACCTCCAATGTCATATCCGAATTATTTGTTGTGATAGTATGATTGTCCGAAGTAATCTCAAAAATACCCTCAAAACCGTTTACAGTTTCGTGGATTTTAACAAATTTTCCAGATATGCAAGCGTTATCGTTATTACAAGCAATTGCCCCCTCATTCTTTACCCCCTGCAAAAGTTTTCTTGCTTCTGCTAAATTGTCTTTGCTATCTTGTGAATAATTGTATGTAGATTGGAATAAACCGTATCTTTGCAAATCTTCTGTATTTTCTACGGAATCAAGCACCTTGCCCTCATTATCTATAACAAGCACCCTTGTAACCATATTCGACATACTTTGAGTAAATCTTGAACCACGAATATTAACACCGATTTCAAAACTATTAACAGGCTCTTGTTCCCCCGTAATAAGTCGCAAGGTATCACCGTCCATATACAACGTGTAGCGGTCAAACATAATATCACAAGCAACTTTTAAGACATCATAATATGTCAAATCACCGTCGGAAACAATGTTATGCACATGGGTATTATCTGATTCAATACCGTTTTTTATACCGAATAAACCGCATATATTGTTTGCTAACTCTACCAATGTTCCTTGCATTCTGCCAATGAAAGTTGAACGGATAAGCCTTGTCATTAAATCTTGGCAAGTTAAAGAAATTGTATCATCATCCGTATTGTACGGTAATTCTTCAACGTAGCCCAAAAATAGAGTGTTCTCCCCCTCTTTCCACTCTACCCTTGAACCTACACTAACTTTATAAACTGGTATTTCTTTTTTAAGCGGATTGCACAAAAAACTAAACACAAGTTGACGGCTCACAACATCTTTTGCACCGCTCCATTGAACACCGTCTAAAACTGTTTTTATTTCAACATCATCAATTAGTATCATAATGGCAACATCTCAATTGTTTTTCCTGCAATATCTAAATTTGCATTAGTTAAGCCGTTTTTGTCCATAAGCTCTTTAAACCTACCGCCATAAGTTAGCTTAGCAACCTTGTAAATTGTCTGTCCTGCTTGTCCTGTTAATTGTGCAGGTACATATTTTTTTATAGTTCTTTCTTTAAGTTGTACAAGTTTGCTCTTGCCTAGGTTGTCAGGCAATACAACCGTCTTTGGTACAGGGTTTCTGTACTCGACCAAATCGAGAGAATACGGCTCATCTTCCGTATACTCACGAATGGTCTGTGTATGGCGTTCAATTAAGAACTCTTTATTTAATCTGTTTCCGTAAATTAGCCTTACTACATCCCCATTTTCTAACCAGCGGTCAAGCATTGCCGTTGCTTCTTCTAGCGAATATGGTTTGTAATCAAGTTGCTTTATCAACGAAGCAAGCATTGAAAACACCGTATCATTTGACGGTAATAAACCGCTTAGGGGTATTCTTTGGAGTGTTCTGTTTCCCCTTACAGGAACTTCCCCAAAGTCTAGTATATTATAAGTCTCAATACTTCTTTCTTTTGTAAAATCCGTACTTTCAGGACTTATTGGGAATGTTATGCTCTCGCCCGTGTTGGCGTTATATAACTGTACGTATAATCTCTTAGCCATAATTTCATTTTACTCTCTTATAAATCCGTCTATCGGACATACGCAGGTTTTAATATTCCCCCGATTGTATTTCTTTGTGTATTCCCGTAATTGTAGTTATTAACTACGGAATTATTTGTGGTGTTGTTATTTTGGGTCTGTCTTACGGAATTATTGTTTATTTTGTCTGCTTGTTTAATTTGTCTTGCTAATTCGGGATACGCTTTGTCAAATTGTTTTGCACCCATTTGTTGACGTTTTGCTCTTAATTTGTCGAGGGCTTCACCTGACAAATTC